GGTAACGCTTGATGGGGCAACTGATGCTGGTTTACAAGCGTCTTTCAAAGCCTGGGTCCAGCGCCTGCGTTCGGAAGGGACTCACATTATCGGGGTTATTGGGGGCAGTGCTACAGTCGATAAGGCTGCGGATGCGGTTGACCAAGCAGTGGCTAGGAGTTCGGCGTCTAACTATGAGGGTATCGTAAACGTCGGCTGTGGGGGCTACCTTGGCGGCGTGGAATATAGCTCTGCTGAAGTGGCGGCCTGGGTTGCCGGCCTGATTGCGGGGCAAAAGCTCAAAGAGTCCACTACCTACGCGTCCGCCCCGTTCAGTGATGTGAATCGCAGGTGGACCAAGACGGAAATGAAGACAGCGGTGGAAAATGGGGTGTTTCTGCTAATCCATGACGGCTTGATTGTGAAGGTTCTGAAGGGCATCAACTCTTTGGTGACTTTACGTCAAGATCAGAACAACGCCTTCAAGAAAATCCGGGGCATCCGGGTCATGGATGCGATTGCTGAGGATCTCCAGAGGACGGCGGAGGCCAATTACATCGGTAAGGTTAACAACACCGAAGAGGGCCGCCTGGCGCTGATTGGGGCCTGTATGCAATATATGGCTACGCTGGCCAAAGGTGAAGTTATCGAGAATACTGGCTACTTCGTACAGCTTGACCCGAATTACTATGGGGAAGGTGCGACCATGACGCCGGAGGCAGATCAAGTGTTCCTAAATTACGGAGCGCGGCTGACCGACGTGATGGAAAATATCTTCGGAAACTTCTACGTGCTATAGGGGGGTGGATTAATTGGCTGATTTCCTGGACACTTCAAGGATCGTTAACGGCCATTACGGGTATCTATACCTGGAAGGGGAATGGCAGACTAACGTGACTGCAGTTACTGCGGATGTGGAACCTGACTACAAAGAGGTATTGGTCTGCGGAACCCGCTGGACCCAGCACAAACTTGGCAGCCTGAAAGGAACCGGAACAATTACTGGCTTCAAGGTAACCTCTGACCTCATCCAGCTCAACTTGCCTATCACCGATGACCGGCGTGGGGCTGTGGTCACGGAGCTCATTACCAAGCTGGACGACCCGGAAGCCTTTGGTTATGAGCGCATTCGGCTGAAGAATGTCAAGTTTACAAAGATTGCTCTGGCCAACTGGAGAGCTGGGGATCTAATCGAGGATGAGTGGCCCTTCGTGTTTGAGGGTGTTGAGCTACTGGACCCGATTGAGGCCGACTAAGATTCATTGAGAAAGGAGGGAAACAATGGCTACGGAGTTTGAAGGAATGACGGATGAGCAGATTATAGAACAATTGCTAGGAAAATCTGAACCCCCAAAAGGGTATTACAGAATCAAGCGTCCCGGTTATGGCTACAATCTGGAGATTGATATGCAAGGTCTTACCGTGGCAAAGGTCGGTAAGTTGCGGGAACAGTGTACTATCAAGGAGAAGAAGCGGGGTCGGGTGGCAACCGAATTCGATGAGGAAAAGTTTAACTGCCTGCTTATTTCTGAAGCCACAATCGGCCTCCGGATGGTAATTGAGGATGAAGAAAACCCGAGGGTAATTGAGCTCAAAGGCTGGGGGGACGAGAAGCTTATGGTCAAAGGTAAGCTCTCCGGCCCTGATCAGGTCGTCAAACGCTTGCTTTGGGCTGGGGAGCTTGATGCCCTTGGAAACAAAGTCTTGGATCTGTCTGGTTATAACATCGAGTTGGAAGACGTAAAAAACTAATCAAGGCCGGGGGACTCGCAGGGGTGTTATATGATTTCTGGGTGAAGCATAACCTGCGCCCCGGCGAATTTTACAGGCTTCCTAGAGGGGAACAGCTGTTCCTGCTGGCAAGCCGGGAGATTGAGATCGAAAGCGCGAGACGGGGGAAGAGAGGGGGTAGTGTAAGTCATGCCAAATTATGAAGTGTATCGCATGGACATTGTGGTGGATGTGACTGACGAGCAGGCTGAGGTTAAGCTAAAAAACCTGGACCGGACTATACAAAGCACCCAGAAACATGCGGGTAACCTTGGTAAGACGGACGCGACCCCCCATGTAGACAAAAGAGCCAGGACCGAACTCTCCAATACAGAGAAGGTTTTGGGGAGTGCAAAGAAACGGGCAGATGTATTACACCGAACAAGGGTCAACCCCACGATTTCCATGAAGGACAGAATTACCTCTTCTTTAAAAAGGGTAGAGTCTAATATTGGCAGGCTAACCCGGAGTAGCCATAAGATTGTCCTGGAAGGCGTAGATCGGGTGACCGGCGTGGCAAAGCGGATTATTTCAACAATCACCAGCCCCCTTGCACTCCTTGGCGCTGGAGCTGGAGTAGGGGCAGGGATATTTTTTCCACTTAAATTGGCTGGTGAATTTGAGCAGGCCCAGATGTCTTTGGATTTCTACATGGGTAGTGTAGAAGAAGGTGAGCGGGCATTCCAGGACCTAATTCGCTTTGCTAAGGATACGCCATTTGAATTTCCTTTTCTTCAGGAAATGACAATTCAGTTGATGGGCACCGGGTATAACTTTGAACAAGCTAAGCGTGCCTTGCAGGCATTTGGTGATGCCGCCGGACGGACTGGAGCTGGAATGCAAGGTATCGAGGCGTCTTTGCTTGGGTTCACTCAGATTGCTTCTGCCGGAACGCTTAACCTGCAAGACTTGAAACAGGTAGCTCTACACCTGAAGTTACCATTAAATATATTTGCAAAAGAACTTGGTGTTGCGGAGAGTGAAATAGGAAATATCGGTAAGAAGGCCATACCTGCACAAAAAGCCATGGAAGCTATCGTTAGGACTCTTGAGCAACGATTTGCTGGCGGCCTGAAAGAACTGTCCAACTCTCTGTTAGGAATGACTGCGGTAATCAAGGATACTGCTACCCTGACCGTCTGGCATTTTGGAAAAGGTATGGCTGAGCCGGTAAAACGGATAATGTTTGATATTATCGGTTTGACCGATGAAACGGGAGGGGCGTTTGAAGAGTTTCAAAAACGGCTAGAACGAGCTGGCGAAAGAGTGGGGCGGAAGTTTGAGCAGATGTACAAAGGAGCAAAGCGGTTTTTCCGGGAGTTAACATCCATGCCTGGTTGGAACAAGATGACTTGGAGCGAAAAGGTAACGCTAGCACTAGACAAGATACTAGAATCAGTCACCGCTTGGTTGAAAGGTCCTGGCGGAGAAGCGATAAAAGAGACAGGGGAAATATTAGGACGCTTACTAGCTGCAGGACTAGAAGGAGCCCAGCCTCATATTATCCCAGTTGCTGTAGAACTGGGTAAAACTCTGGGAGGGGCGGTTGTTCAGGGAATTTATGAAGCCATTAAAGCCAACCCATGGGCAGGTATTTTATTAGGTGCATATGTTGGTTTTCGAATAGCTGGTCCTAAGGGAGCTGCTATAGGTGCTGGAATTGGAGCTGCAACATGGGGACTTCCCAAGGGCTTTGAAGCACTTGGCAAGCATATACCTGGATCGGGCCATTATACAAGAGAGCGTCTTGCAGAATATGAACGGGCAGAACAGATGTTTGAGGAACTCAAGGCTGTTACTCCTCCAGGAGAACCATTATTCCCGGGCACTGAACTTAGGGCAATGCCAAAACGAGCGATAGGTGGTATTTTCTCCAGGCCGCATACGGCACTAGTAGCTGAAGCTGGCCCGGAGGCTATCATACCGTTGTCTGTTGGTATGAGGAGCCGGGCGTTGGCGCTGTACGAAGAAACCGGCAGGAGGCTTGGGGTAAGGCCATACGCAAAAGGTCGTTTTGCTGGGGCGGTGCCAGTAGCAGCTCCTGCGATGTCTGGGGCTAGCGGCATAGGCGGGCTTTTCGGCGGTCAGGCCTTGGCAGACCGGGTAAACGAATGGATTGACGGTATCGACTTCGGAAGACTGAAAACCCGGGCAATTAAGACATGGGAAGATATAAGGTTAAGCATTGCTTATACTTGGGAAAGAGTTAAGGAGATCGTTTCTCTGGAAACGCTTGCCCGCGGTGCTAGATACCTTCTAGGATATCTTGAAAGTACTATTTTCAGCGGTGAATGGTGGCAGGGGAAATGGGAAAATGTCAGGACCTGGGCTGCGGACAAGTGGGCAGCCATGAGCGAAGTCTGGGAAAATACGAAAGAGATTTTAAATAGCACTATTTTTAGCAGCGAATGGTGGCAGGGTCATTGGGAATCTGTAGCAGGCTGGACCTCTGAAAAATGGGACGAAATGAAGATGGTTTGGGAAACGGTTAAAAGCGATATTAGCAGCACTCTTTTTAGTAAAACCTGGTGGGAGAGCAAATGGGAAAATGTCAAAACATGGGCATCCGGTGTCCTAGATGATATAACAGCCCGTTGGGAAAGCATAAAAGAATCGTTCCAAGCTGGCAGGGAAGCAGGGCAAGCGGCTGCTGCTCACGCGGCAGGTGGCATATTTAGTAGTCCTCACCTGGGCGTGGTGGCTGAAGCTGGCCCTGAAGCCATCATACCGCTGTCCAGTAAAATGAGAGACCGGGGTATTGAACTATGGAA